CCGCAAAATGGGTACAATGAGCTTAACCCATGCGCTGATTGTCCTCGACCGGCTTAACACAGCCGAGCGGATTGATGTTGCCCGATATAATCTTGCCGAGGCGGTCAGGGTAGTGTCGGCAGCGGCAAAGTACAGGATTCCACAAAAGCCTGAGGAGCCTACAAGTTATTGGACTACTTTAAAAACGGCAACGTGCCCGAGGTGTAAATATGATGTTTTATATGGAATCCCTAAATTTTGTTCCCACTGCGGTCAGGCGCTTGATTGGAGTTAACCCACAACAGCTCCGCGCGGCTGATGAATAAATTAAAATTTCATTCGTTTATTTCAAAATTTCAAAACAAAAATCCTTCGGGCGCGGACGGGGGACGGGAGGTGAAAAAATGAATAAAGAAAGAATAGATGAGTTTGTCAAAGACAGGGATACAGCCATTATGGAGTTTGACTTGAAGAAATTTAAACGGTTTATAAAAAAATGGCACCATCCCAAAATCAATCCGTCAGATGAAGTGTTGAAAATCGCAATGCGAACAATGTGCCTTGAATGCACACGAATCCCGGCAGAGAATAAAATTCAAGCGTGCGAGTGGCTAATTGCGCACGGATATCTCACTGATATGTTCGGAAACCCGATAGTTGAAAGATATAAAGAATTAAAAAAGAAAGGATAATAAAAATGGCAGAAAAAGTAGTAATTAAAATTAAAAAAGTAAACGGTGAAAATGTTATCAGAATCAAGGGGAATCCCGAAAGCAAGTACCACATCAACCTCATGGCGCAGAAGCTGAGGCTTGGAGAAATCAAGCCGACAAAGATGTTGAGAATAAAGAGGTTTTTTAAAAAGCTCAACAGGGTTGTTAAACAACTTGCCGAGGAGATTTGCAACCAGCCTAAAGCTGATAGGATAAAACCGCCGATGATGTCGGAGCAGGTACAGCCGCGAGTATATCTGGATTTTAAGAAAGAGGTGTAAAAGTGGGGATATTCATAATCGGAATGCTTGTAGGCGCTGTAATCGGCGTTGCCTTAATGTGTATTTTTCATATGAGCGATTAAAAATGAGCCTGATTTTTAAATATTCAATAAAATCAATACCGCCAAGCAATAATAAATTTATTGGGAAAAATCAGCGGTGGCAATATCAAAGCGAAAAAAAGCATTGGGCGAGGCTAATTCAATTGTTTTGTGTTCCTCGCCCACGGGAACCGCTCAAAAAGTCAAAAGTAATAATCGTTTATTATTTTAAAGACAGGCGCAGGCGTGACCCTGATAACTATTCGGGCAAGTTTATTCTTGACGGACTTGTGCGCAGCGGAATAATTGTTGATGATTCTTTCGCCTGCATTGATTTAAAGTTAATCGGCAATGTAGACAAGGAGAACCCGAGAACTGAGATATTGATTGAAGGTGAATAATTATGTTGATTTCAGAATTAAAACAAGCAATGCGCAACAACGCTGTTGTAAGGTTTAAAGATGGATTGTACGAAATATCGGCGGCAATCTATAAGTTTGACAGAAAAGAACAACAATTTTATTATCGGTTCGAATTGAAAGACACAAAGGCAAAGAGCAGTTTAATTTATTGCAGACTTGAAGATGTTGAGTTGACAGGGTTAAGAATAGGAGAAGTCAATGAAGAGATTAGGGGAATTAATTGAGAATAAGGGTTTAACGAAAACGCAAGTTGCAAGAGCCTGCGGAGTTTCGTATAACACTGTGTACAAGTGGTGCAGAGGCTTGCGTAGACCAAAGCCCAAGCAATTTAAAATGATGTCGAAGTTTCTAAATGTAAAAATTGCAGAACTATATGAAATAGTCTATGGCGGTGAAGATTAATGCTAAAATATGACTACAAAAAGATTATAGCTAAAATGCAGGAAAAGCATATAAACATTAAAGATTTGATTGAACACCCTGCTATGTATAGATGGAATGCAAGCACAGTAGCCGAAGTGTTAAAGGGGCAACGGGCAGTTCCGGAAAGGCTTGCCAAAGACATTGAAACAGGCACGGGTATCTCACTTACTGAGTTTTTATCAGATGAATACATCTCGACCAATCAGCCGAATTATAGCCGAGAAAAGTTATTTGATTTTATGTCCGACAATGGCATAAGCACAAAAGAGATTGAACAGAAAATGCACTTGAAATACAATCAAGTGTGGGAAATAATCGTAGGCAAGGAAGTTCTTACAAAAAGTATTGCAAAAGGAATTGCAAAGCTGTATAATTTAAGTGAGGACTTTTTTATTGAAGATGAAGAAAGGAGCAAATGCTGTTTCCTTGGTGAGCAATGCAGAATTTTGATTGACACAAAATGTGCGAGTTGCGCTTTTTTTAAAACAAAAGAGCAATTTATAAAAGACAGAGAAGAAGCCAAACAAAAACTTATAGAAGAGGAAAAATGGGATTATTTCGTAGGAAAATACCCGATATTGAAAGGAATTTGATTTTGCAGATAATTGAGAAAAGCATAACAGAAATAACGCCATACGAAAAGAATCCGAGGAAAAACGATGAAGCCGTTGAATATGTTGCAAACAGCATTAAAGAATTCGGATTCAAGGTGCCGATTGTTATTGACAAAAACGGTGTGATTGTAGCAGGTCACACAAGATACAAGGCGGCTCAGGAATTAGGGCTTGAAAAGCTCCCTTGCATTATCGCAGATGATTTGACAGAGGAACAAGTTAAAGCTTTTAGATTGAGTGATAACAAGGTCGGTGAGATTGCAGAGTGGGATTTTGATTTGCTCGGTGAAGAGCTTGACGGCATATTTGATATTGATATGTCAGAGTTTGGATTTGACCTTGATTTAGATATTGAACAAACGGAGAAAGAAATAAATGACTGCGAAGAAATTAATATTGAAGATTACAATGATGAACAATTTGAATGTGAGTGCCCGAGATGTGGTTTTCGTTTTAACAAAGGATAATTATGTTTGATTGGAAATGGTATCTGAAAGATATAAAACAAAATAAAAATGTAAAAGTCTTTAGTTGCTTTTCCTGCGGCGGCGGTTCGACAATGGGATACAAAAGAGCGGGATTTGATGTTATCGGAAATTGTGAAATTGACCCACGAATGAACGCTGTTTATGTAAAAAACAATCACCCAAAATATAACTTCCTTATGGATTTAAGGGAATTTAACAAAAAAACAGATTTGCCGGAAGAATTATATAATCTTGATATACTTGACGGTTCGCCGCCTTGTAGTACATTTTCAACTGCAGGTAGCAGAGAGAAAGCGTGGGGCAAAGAAAAAGTATTCCGTGAAGGTCAGCAGAAACAAACGCTTGATGACTTGTTTTTTGTATTTCTTGATACAGTTGAAAAATTAAAACCGAAAATCGTTGTTGCTGAAAATGTAACAGGATTAATAAAAGGCAATGCAAAAGGCTATGTGAATGAAATCATAAAGCGGCTTCATAATTTGGGCTATAAGGTTCAATTATTCAAGTTAAACGCTGCAAAAATGAATGTCCCTCAGACAAGGGAGCGAGTATTTTTTATTGCGAACAATCAAGGCTATAATAAACTGAAATTGAATTTTGATGAAAAACCCATTATGTTTGGCGAAATTAAAAGTAAAAAAGGCAAAAAAGTAACAGGAACAAAATCGCTGGAATATATTTCACAAATTAAACGAACAGATTTAGATTTTGCTGATATACGAATAAGGACCGAAGGGAAAAGAAGTAACTTTTCAATGAAAATAGTATGGGATGATATTGTTGCACCTACATTAGTTTCAGGTTCCGACTTTTTAAGAGGGGACGACAAAGAGTGGTATTCAGATGACGATTGCAGAAACATATCAAGTTTTCCTCAAGATTATAACTTTGGAAAAGAAAACGCAAAATATATCTGCGGAATGAGTGTGCCGCCAAACATGATGGCAAATATAGCAAATGAAATATATAAGCAATGGTTAAAACAAAGTTAAAAGTGAGCTGAGGTGATTAAGTGCCAACAGGCAGACCGCAAAAAGAAATAGACAAAAAAATATTTGAAAATCTTTGCGGCTTGCAGTGTACGCTTGAAGAAATCGCAGGGGTGTTTGATTGCTCGGCAGATACAATAGAGCGGTGGTGCAAACGTGAGTATGTGGAAACATTTGCGGAGACATATAAAAAGCACTCGGCAAAGGGCAAAATGAGTCTGAGAAGGACGCAGTTTAAGCTTGCGGAAAAGTCTGCGGCGATGGCAATTTTTCTCGGTAAAAACTATCTCGGGCAAAGGGATAACATCATCGAAACAGATGAACAGACATTGCAAGCCGTAGGCGAAGCTCTTGTGAAGATAAAGCGAGCGGCTGAACAAGCAGATAACAATGAGTAGAAGTATCGAAATTACAGAAAAGCAAGGTGGAATAATGATTAGCATAAAAAGGAATGTGCCAGTTGTATATTTTGTATCAGACGGGCAAGGCCATTGTAAAATAGGCGTTGCAAGTGATATAATGAATCGGGTTAATACATTACAAGTTGGGTCTGCATACGAGTTGACCATAACTCATTTAATATATACCGAAACATTAGACGAAGCCTATGATTTAGAGCGAGAGTATCATTCTGCATTATGTGAATATAATATCCGTGGTGAGTGGTACGATGAAAATATAGTAGAAAATTATTATAAATATGGTACGGTCGAAAAGACGGATAAGATATATATGTGTGATGTTTGCCCTGAGTTTGATATTCAAGATGCAGGAAAATTATTTATGATTTTGCTATCAAGCAAAACCGAAGAAGAAGCACAAGAAAGATACGAAAGAGAAATGCCCGAATATTGGAAACAATATGACATTCAGCGTGGGAAAACTTCACTGGGAAAGCGGCAGTAAAAGTAAGCTGAGGTGATTGAGTGGCAACAGGCAGGCCAAGCAGATAATAATGAGTAGTATCGAAATTACAGAAAAGCAAGCCGAATATATACGCAATGCAAACAAACGGTGGAATTTTGCGGTAGGTGCGGTGCGTTCGGGTAAATCACATATAGCTATTCAGTATGTTATCCCTCAATGTGTTTTAGAGCGCAAGGGCAAAAAGGGAATAAACCTCATACTTGGAGCAAGCCGTGAAAACATTGAGAGAAACGTTTTGACTCCAATGCGTATGATTTGGGGCGATACGTATATAACGAGCATAAACAGCCGCTCAATATGTCGAATATTCGGCGAAGAGGTTTATTGTCTTGGCGCAAATAATGTCGGAGCAGTTGCAAAGCTCAGAGGTTCAGAGGTAAAGTTTTGCTATTGCGACGAAATCTGCGACATACACAAAGAAGCGTTTGAAATTTTAAAGTCAAGATTGAGTTTGCCATATTCTGTATGTCATGCCGCTGCGAACCCTTCATATCCTACGCATTACGTCAAGCAGTTTATTGATAGCGCAGAAAATGGTATTGATATTTATTGTCAAACGTATACGCTATATGACAATCCTTTTCTTCCTGCTGAGTATATCAAGGCGCTTGAAAACGAATACAAAGGCACGGTATATTTCCTGCGGTATATTCTCGGCAAATGGGCTAAGGCTGAGGGCTTGATATATCCCATGTATGAGCAGGCGCTTGAAAAAGTTGACGGCGAAATTCAAGACTATTGCGTATCGATTGACTACGGCACATTAAACGCTTTTGCGGCGTTGCTATGGGTCAAGATTGAAGATGTGTGGTATGCGGAACGGGAATACTATTACAGCGGCAGAGATAAAGGCAAGACAAAAACCGATAGCGAATATGGGAAAGACCTTGAAGAATGGCTTGCAGACGTTATAGAGAAGTTGCCGACAGGTAAACGCATTGAAACTATAATTGACCCTTCGGCGGCTTCGTTTATTGCGCTGCTGAGAAAAAAGCCTTGGTGTAAATGCAGAGCAGGCGACAACGATGTTCTTGACGGTATAAGGGAAACAGCCTCAGCGATAAAGCAAGGGCTAATCAAAATCAATCCTCAGTGTGAAAATTGGAAGTTTGAGGCGAGCGGATACGTATGGGATGAAAATAATGTTGGTGAAGAACGTCCAATTAAAGAAAATGACCACTGTTTGACAGGAGATACAATTGTTGATACAGAACACGGAGCAAAGCCAATATCTGAATTGGCTGGAACGTCAGGGAAAGTATGGAGTTACAACACGGAAACAGGCGTTGCTGAGTTAAAACCGTATCATGATTGCAGGTTGACACAAAAGCAAGCGGAAATTTATGAAATTGAAACAACTGACGGGCGTTTTATCCATTGCACAAGCGAACATCCAATATTGACAGAGCGAGGCTATGTGTTAGCAAAAGACCTTTCTGAATCAGATAAAATTATTGACATTGCAGATAGTACGAGTTATAATGTAGACAAAGGAGGTTTACATTATGATTCAGTATTATGAAGATGGGGACGTTGCTGTTTTTGACAATCTTATTTTCCGCAGAGATAAAAAAACAGGGTATTATTTGAACGCAAAAACGCACAAAAGGTTGCACGTTTATGTTTGGGAATATTACAACGGGGAAATCCCAAAAGGTTGTCAAATTCATCACAAGGATTTTGATAAGGCAAACAATGAGGTTGATAATCTCCAATTATTGACAAAAAAAGACCATGCAACATTGCACGGGGAGTCATGGACTAAAGAACGGTATGAAAATCAGATAAAAATCCTTGATGAAAACGCAAGACCAAAAGCGTCAGAATGGCACGGTTCAGAAAGCGGACGGTTGTGGCATAAAAACCACTATGAAGATATGAAAGAAAAACTTTATGCAAAAAAATCTTTTGTTTGCGAAGAGTGCGGAAAGAAGTTTGAAGCAGTTAATCACGGAGTCAACCGATTTTGTTCAAAAGCGTGCAGGGCTGCGAATAGGAGAAAAAGCGGTGTAGATGATGAAACAAGGATATGCGAATGGTGCGGCAATGAGTTTACAACAAATAAATATTCAAAAGCAAGAACTTGTTGCCGGAGTTGCGGAAACTTCCTCCGTTGGAATAAAGGCAATCCGAAAAATCGGGAGAGCTGATGTATATAACATGGAAGTCGAGGACAATCACAATTTTGCAATTGAGGGCGGCTTGATTGTTCATAATTGTATGGACGCAATGCGCTATTTCACAAAGACAAAGCATATAGTCAGGGAAAAAACAATGTATAAATCAATATTCGGGGTGATGTATTGAAAACATATCAGGATTTAAAGCAGATTGGCGATAACGAAGAAAATAGAATGCAGTTTGTGAGAGGTTGCATATCGGAATACAAGAGCTCAGACGGGTATAGAACAGCCGCAACAGCTGAAAGGTATGATAAGTTCAAAAACGCAACGATTGAGCAATTCCAAAAGCTATTATATACAATCTCCGGCAGAGCGGTCCCGGATAATTTCTCCGCTAACTTCAAGATTAAATCAAACTTTTTCCACATATTCCTCGAACAGGAGATACAGCACTTACTCGGCAATGGCGTGAGCTGGGAAGATGAGAACATTGAAAACAAAATCGGCAATGATTTTGACCACAAACTTGTTGAGCTAACAAAAGCGGCACTTGTCGGCGGCGTGGGTTATGGCTTCTTCAATCTTGACCACATAGAAGTATTTAAAGCAACAGAATTTGTACCGTTGTATGATGAAGAAAACGGCGCTTTGATGGCTGGTATAAGATTCTGGCAGGTGTCGCCGAACAAGCCGCTCAGAGCTACACTTTATGAGATTGACGGATTTACAGACTATATCTGGAATAACAAAAGCGATACCGCACAAGCAAAAGTCTTGCAGAAAAAAAGAGCATACAAGCTTAAGTATAAAGTATCACAAGTTGACGGGTTAAGAATCTATGACGGCGAAAATTATGAAAGCTTCCCGATAATTCCGATGTACGGCAACGAATATAAGCAAAGCAGACTTGTAGGGCTCAGAGAACAGATTGACTGCTACGATTTAATCAAATCAGGGTTCGCGAATGATGTTGACGACGCCTCACAAATCTATTGGACTATTCAAAATGCTGGCGGTATGGACGATGTAGACCTCGCCCAGTTTGTTGAACGTATGAAAACAGTTAGGGCGGCTGTTGTTTCAGACGACGGCGCAAAGGCTGAGAGCCACACAGTAGAAGTACCGTATTCAAGCAGAGAAGCATTATTGAATAGGCTTGAAAAAGATTTGTACAGGGACGCTCAAGCTCTTGATATCACAAACATAGCAAACGGAAGCATTACAGCAACACAAATAAAAGCCGCATACGAGCCGTTAGAATCCCTCTGCGACCAGTTAGAGTATCAGGTGTTATCTTTTATTGATAAACTTTTAAAAATCGCTCAGACGGAAAATACAGCCACTTTCACGCGGTCTAAACTCGTAAACACAACCGAAGAAATACAGACTATCGTATCAGCGGCAACATATCTCAGCGAGGATTATGTAACGGAAAAGATTATGACTATTTTAGGCGACGGCGATAGAGTTTCGGCGGTGCTCGATAAAATGACAGAAGATGAATCAAAACGCTTTAATAATGGCGATACCTCCACTGTTGAGGAGTGATAACCGTGAATGCAGGACAGCTTGAAACTGAGGCAGAATTAAAGCGCCTTGAAGCGGAACTGGAAAAAACGTATAAAAAGGCAAGGGACGAAATTCAAAAAA